CGGAGGCTTTATCAGTTTCCCACTTTTGCGCTCCAGTAATTAGTGGATCGACAGTTCCATTAGCTACTTTAGCAGTCGGGTGATAATCACATTCGTCTTCATTGATAAGACATGGTATTCTTTCGAATGCTGAATGTCTAGAAACATATTTTGATAATTTTTCTCCATTGATAATAACTTCACTATACAATGGCGATTGGCTAAACCAATACGAATTATTCACTGGTTGCGCACGAACTTCCGCAATTCGTTCAGGTACGACGATGTTTGTCAAACCACGTATCGGAGCAGCTCCACCACAATAGTGATTTAGATCTGCCGCAGCATGGATGCCAGCAATCCCGTGTCCCAAAACATAATAAGGTCGGCCACAATCACCAAATATCGTATTTTGTTTTCGTCCACTATCGTCTTCTCTATAGCTAACTTCATATAAGTCATTATTAATAGTTTGATTAAGTTTGGCATAATACATTGGACGATTGGATAGATAACCAGTCCAATCAACGTGTTTATCATAACTCTCATAACACCCCAACAAAATGCCATGTCTATTAGTTATTTTAGGATCCTGAATAATATGCTTACGTATGTTACTCACATTAGGAGTAACTACGGATAATGTACACACATACAAGTCAACTGATGGTATGTCTTTCCTTTGGTCAATAGGTATGGCATAAGGCTTACAACCCATTGTATCTCCTTCGAAAACTGATGGCATGGTTATATAAATACGTCCACCTTTATCCATATGTTCCTTCTCCAAAAAGAAGAAATGCTTATTTATTAGTATGGTTTGGTTATCAACATACATTGCATATTGTTCTCCAAGTATACTAGTAGGACTAGTTCTCCAAGATATTTTAACTATATTCTTGCGGATCTTCTTAATGATCTCTATATCTTTAATATCTAATCCTATGTCTTGTGGAATATAATTATGCGCAGGTAAATGGCTATTATTTGGTTTTATTATAGCCTTATTATCATAAACTAAGTTTTGAAAAACATAGGCCATTTTCTTACAAACACTATACATTGCTTGGACTGTCGCGCCCACTGCAAATGCTCCAACCAAACCAGCTGCAATCTTATACTTATTTTCATCCAATTTCTTAACCATACGTTGTAGATAATTGGTTATCCCAATCCACTTACGTTTTGGCACTTCGACAACAGGACGTAACATCTCTTTTACGTACGTGGGAATAGCAGGATCATCTTGAATAATCTCACTATATTCAGGATATTTCTCAATCATTTGTCTAGCTAACTCAATAGTCCTCGCGTCGGGACACACCAATTCATCGATTAATGTAGTTCTACCTAACGCACATTCAATATCTGGAACATCAGTTGTGACATCACTACCATCTAGCGTTTGAACCACCATAGCACTGGTTGGGTGCCATTCTGGAGCCATAGCTAGCGTATTAATATTTTTTCCAATGAATGCTGATTTTCGAATGTGTTCATTCTTAAGATGCATTATTATTTCTTTAAATTGTATGTTACGTTTATATTGCAAATCGATTGAGGCTACTCTACCGTTGTCTGGACGCGGATATTCATATAATTTAAATGTATATTTTGATTCCAATAAATTAGATATAATTTCAATTCGTTCCTCTATAGTAGATTCTGGAGTCACTCGAATGTCGTCGTCACACACGGGAGTTTGGTTATCTTTCAATACAACTTCTACTATCATCCCAAGACGGCGAGCAATTTTGAGTGGCTCATTAATATACGCAGATACGGTTCGAACTGGATTAGTAGAATTAGTGGTAACTATTATAAACTTTGCATTATATGTTTCTCCTTTATCGTCAATTTGTGCTTTGGAGACTTCCATTTTAGCAACGTTACTAATACGCGTTAAATTACACGCATCCATATCATCTCGTCCAGTGAATGCATCATCCATTAATATGAATGGTTGTTGATTATATAAAGAGTCATACTTAAGTGTTTGTGACACTACCATAGTATGCACCAAACGCTGATAATTTACGGCATACGTATGCTCATCATCAAAATTTTTGTAATAGTCTTTATAACTCTCAACATCCTTCAATAAAGTATTCAGCAAACTAGGTACTAAGTACGTAGCAAGAATAGTTTTAC